AGCACGGCGCCGAGGCGGGCGTGCAGGTCGAGGGCAAGAGCGGCGTCGCGCGGAACAGCGTAGGGGTTCACGGGGTCTCCTGTTCGTCGAGGTGTTGAGAGGGGGGCGTCCAGTCGAGGGCGTGCACGGGCTGCCGCAGCAGCTGCTCCAGGCGGGCGTGCACCCGCTCGGGGCGCACGGCGTCGACGCTCAGCTCGAGCCCGATGGGGTCGCGCGCGAGCCAGACATCCCAGCTGCGCCCGGTCCACGCCACACCCGCGCGCACCCAGCCAGCTTCGAGCAGGTACGCGCCACCGTTGAAGGCGCGCCACGCCCAGGGAGGGCGCAGGGGGAAGAGCGGCGGCGGGTTCATTCCTCACCCCCGGACAGCTGCGAGGCGCGCTCAGCGGCGGCGCGGGCGATGCGTGCGGCTGCTCGGGCGATGCGGGCGGCGGCGCGAGCGATGCGGGCAGCCTCCTGGGCCAGCAGTCGCGCCTCTTCGGAGGCGGTAAGCGGCGGGCTCATCGGACCACCACACTGGCGGCGAGCAGGCCACCGGCAAAGACCGGCGCAGGCCAGAGGGCGAGCCAGTACGGGGGAGCGGCGGCGGCAAGCAGCAGCCCACCGAGCACCAAGGATGCGCCGAGGGTGAAGCGCGCGACGGCGCCGATGGAGGGGAGATGGTTCGACATGGGGTCAGTCCTCGGCGGTGAGCTTGAGCAGGAGACCGCGCACGGCCTCGATGACATCGCGGCGCCCGCGCGCCCGCTCAGCCGCGAGCAGGGAACCGAACATGCGCTCGACCTCGGTGCGCGAGTCGGGCGCACGGGTGAAGAGCGAGGGCCGCTTGACCTCGACGACGGGCGAATCGGGGCGCCGCCGCCCGTACCGAAAGGGCAGCATCACCCGGCAGCTCTGCTTCCGGCAGGCGTCGGGCGTGCGCCCGGTGCCGAGCTTGTCGGCGATGACGCACCAGTCTGCTTCAAGATTATCCGCGAGCAGCTGTTTGAGCTTTTCGGTCTCTTCAGTCTGCCAAGTTGACGACGACATGGATGCTCCTTTGCGCGCGCGAGCGCGGGTTCATGGTATCACGGTCCGGTACAAGTGTGCAAGGGGCGCCGCCCCTTGCGGGTAGGAGCGGCGCCGGGTGGGTCAGCCGACGACGGGCACCCCGAGGGCGCGGGCGCGGGCGACAACGAAGGACGGGCGCACGCCGTGTTTGTCGGCAAGGCTCTGGACGTCGCAGGCGTCAGTGACGCCGTACACATCCGTTGCGGCTTCGCATTCCTGAGCTGCGGCGAGGAGGTCGGCGTCGATGGCGGCCACGGGGTCGGAGTGGTCGATCGTGTAAACCTCGCCCGTCCAGCTCCACGCGGACGGGCCGGGCAGCGAGTCGAGCCCGAGCGCGTCGGCGGCGTCCTCGGTCGCCCACCGGGGCAGGTCGTAGCGGCCGCGGATCTCGCCCTGGAGGCTGCCGATCGCCTCTTCGACCACGACGCCGTCGGTGCGGGTCGCGCGGACCATCCAGCCAGAAATGCCGTTGGCGTCGTCGATCCAGAGGTTGATGCGGGAGAAAGTCATGGTGCTCATGGGGTGCTCCTGATTCGGTCGGGTCAGTGGGTCATGGATACATGTATACACTTCTCGGGCGAGACATGTATACAGACATGTATCCATTTAGTGGGCTTTGATACTGCCATAAGTCTATATGTTGACATGTATACATGTCTTTCTACAACATTCATATAGAAGGATGGAGTGTATAGGATTCTATGTAGAGTACGCGAAAGACATGTATACATGTCAACATTTGCGGATAGCGCCGCTCCAAGGCGGGAGAAAGGGATACATGTCTCTGTTACATGTCTCGGAGACATGTATACAGCGGCGGGCGGGCGGCGCCCCTTGCGGGCAGGTGTGCCCCGTGGGAAGGGCGCCGGGGCGGCGGGCTTTCACCCGGTGCGCCCCATCCGTGCGCCGTTACATGTCTCCTTAGTCGGTGGGGAAGGTGCCCCCGCAGAACGGGGCGCCGACAGGGATGGACAGCACGGGGCGCCCGTCATCCATGCGCAAGGTGATGTAGTTGCGCGAGGTGCGGTGCTTGAAGTGTGCCGTTGCCCCGGCGACACTCATCAACATGAACTCGTCAGCGCTGACGCCAGTACGGTAGCGCCCGTTGCCGGCGGGAAGGCCGTAGCCGGCGAGGGTGGCGCCCAGCTGGGCGGACCAGTGGTCGACTTCTGCAGTGGGGATGCGTTGCATGTCGTGCTCCTTGAGGGTTGTAGGGCGTGGCGCCCCTTCCAACAGCGGCGCGCGGCCGGTGCTGGAAGGTGCGCCCCGTCGAGCGGGGCTGGGTCGGGGCTACACGGTCTCGGCGGCGTTGCCGTCGTCGGTGAAGTCGGCGTCGAAGTAGTCCGTGGACTCGCCGAACACGGCGCCGAACGCCATGTAGCAGCGCTCACCGACGTCGGCCCACGTGCCACGCCACACGCGGGGGCAGCTCCACGCGACGAGGGCGGCAGCCTTGCGCGCGGCGGCAGTGTGGTTGTCGTTGATGCTCAAGGCGTGGTCGTAAGGCACGTAGACGCGCTTGCCGCTGATGGTGGTGGCGCTGATGCGGGAACCGCGCGTGTCGGTGGGGCCGTGGTAGCGGGTGCGGATGAACATGGCGAGTACTCCTTTGTGCCGGGTAGCGTCATCGCCCCCGACACAGACATCATACCGTGAACCGTGAACCGTGGCAAGGTTCACGACGAGAGAAAGTGTCAGGAGATTGTCAAGGGCCGGGGTGTGCCGTGCAGCTGCTCGGGGTTGAGAAACCGACCGAGGGTCGGAAAAGTGAACGCGCGGTCAACCGCGCCGCGTGTCACGAGTTGCACGGCGCGTCCGTTGCGCGTACTGTGGCTGCATGTCTCGCAGCGCTACAGTTCTCCCTTCCCCCGTCCCGCCGGCCGACCCCGCCGCCGAGCTTGCAGCCGTTGGCCTTGCAGCTGTGGTCGCGCCGGCCGCGCGTCGAGCCATCGTCCGCGCAGCGCTTCGACCGGACGGGTCGCTGCCTGGAGCGGAGGCAGCCCGGCTTGCGGCCTTGTGCGGGGTCGGCGAGACCTGCATCCGCCGCGACCAACGCGAGTTGCGCGCAGCCCTCGGCCTGCCGCCGCAGGTGCGCGGGCCGCATGCTGCGAGGGCGCGGGCGCTGGCGCACTTCCTCGGACGGAGCGTGGTGGAGGGCGAGGGTGGGCGGGCGAGGGTGGGCGGTTCGAGCAGGAGAGGTACAGCCACGCAGACCCCCCCCTCCTTAGTTGGTGTTGAGGATTCAGTGATGGAAGGCGCTCGCGCGTGTGAAAGTGACGAGGATTCAACAGTACTCGACGCCCCATTCGAGCCCGGCGAGCTTCAAGCCTGCGTCCAGCGCCTCATCCGCCGCTCTCTGACCGTCATGGAGGCCACCTTGCGCGACGGGCGGGGCGACCGCACTGCCGTCGAGCTGGCCAAGTGGGTGATGACGGACGGTCGAGAGGCGCTGACGGTCTCCGAAGCCGACCCGAAGGCGATGGCACAGCTTGCTGAGCTGCTGAACATGGTGAAGGAGTGACCGTGGAGACCATCTGGGCACCCGCTGGCCTCCCTGCGCCCGTTGCGGCGGCGACCCGCAAGCTCGTGGGGCACCGTGAGCGGTTCTGCCAGCTCTTGCAGGTGCGCGACAAGCGCTCGGGGGCCTTCGTGCCCTTCACGCCGAACGCTGCGCAGCGCCGGTTGTGGCATCTGCTGGACACACGGAGCCGCGTCATCGTGGTGAAGGCGCGCCAAGTGGGCGTATCGACGGCGGTGCGTGCTTGGCAGTTCCACAAGGCGTACTCGACGACGACGCCGGCCACCTACGCGGTGCTGTCCTTCCACGAGCGGAGCGCCCGCGAGCTGCGCCGGATGGACCAGCGATGGTTGAGGGGCCTCCCCGAGCCCCTGCGGCGCCGATTGGAGCGTGACACGGTGGAGGACATGACCTTTGCCGACACGCTGGCGGGCGTGAGCAGCTTCACGACGCGGGGCGCTGGTGGCACGCGGTCGTTCTCGTTCAGCGGCGCCCATCTGTCTGAGTTCGCCTTCTACGCGGACGCCGACGAGGTGCTGGCGCAGACGACGGCGGCGGTGGGCGACGGGCCGGTGTGCATCGAGAGCACGGTCAACGTGCCGGGCGACGCGTTCCATCGGCTGATTCAGGGCGCCCCTGAGAACGGGTGGGCGCTGTTCACGTACTGGTGGTGGGAGCACGGGGCGTACCGCGACGAGCAGCTGCCCGAGGACTTCGAGCGGACGGAGGAAGAGCAGGAGCTGGCTGAGCGGTACACGCTCGACGATGCGCAGCTCTGGTGGCGCCGGCAGCAGGTAACGACGCTGGGGCTGTCGAAGTTCCGGCGCGAGTACCCCGGCAACATCGACGATGCGTTCTTGGCGCGTGAGAGCGGGTACTTCGACCCGGAGAAGCTGGAGCGCATCGAGGGCATCTGGTTCGACAGCGCCGAGCGGGAGTTCGCGGAGCCTGACGAGGACGACCGGTACGTGATGGGCGTCGACGTCAGCGGCGGTTTGGGTCAGGACTACTCGGCGCTGGTGGTGGTGAGCCTTGCGACGATGGCGCCGGTCTACATCGAGCGCTCCAACCGCTTGCCGCCGCACTTGTGGGCGCAGCGGGTGGCGACGGTGGGGTTCCGGTACGGGCAGGCGATGGTGTTGTGCGAAGCGAACAACCACGGGCACGTGGTGCTGCGCGAGTTGGAGCGGTTGCACTACAACCGGGTGTGGCGCTCGTCGTCGGGTGGTCCGTGGACGACCAGCGTGAAGAGCAAGCTGGAGGCCTACGAGGCGTTGAAGGAGGCTGTCGAGGGCGAGCTGGTGCCGCAGCTTGACCAGCACACGCTGTCGGAGTTGAAGGCCTTGGAGGTGCGCCGGGTGACGCCCGAGGCGCCGGTGGGGATGCACGACGACATGGCGATGGCGCTTGCGCTGGCGTACCGAGCCACGCAGGACGGCGCCCGTGCGTTCCGCCGCGAGCGGATGGGCGGGTACATGGATTCACACTTGCAGAACCTGCGTGCACAGCGTATTCGTAAGCAGGTTCTTCCCTGGAAGGTGGCTGAATGAAGGCGTCGCACTTCGCTGAGGTCTACGACGCGCACGACCGGCGCTGGGAAGAGCGGCGCCCGGAGATGCGGCGGCTGCGCAACGCGTACTTGATGCGGTACTGGGACAAGCGGGAGACTGACCAGCTGCTCATCGAGACCAGTCGGGGCTACGAGCTGATCGAGAGCTACGTGGCGAGCCTCTTCGTGAAGGACCCGGCGGTGGTGGTGCAGCCCGACATCCGGGGCGCCGGCAACCCGGAGGTGGCGCAGGAGGTGGCGAACGTCTGGCTGCACACGGTGCGCGCCGTGCTCGAGAACGCGTTGCGGCTGGCGCTCATCTACCCCTTCGGCGCCGTGAAGCTGGGTACGAGGGAGCACCCTGACCCCTTGCAGCGGGTCACGGTCGCAGCGGTGGCGCCGTGGGACATCATCGTTGACACGACGGCCGAAACCTGGGAGGCGCAGCGCTTTGTGGCGCACCGCTACTACCTGCCGGTGGAGGTGGCGAAGGAGCGCTACGGGGCGAAGAAGTACACCGAGCGCCGGTTCATGCGGTACATCACCGAGGATGTCGAGGGGCGGGGCGACGGCGCCGGCTACGACCGGGTGATGGGCGCCGATGGTGGGCTTCCACCGAGCGAAGAACACTTCATCCTCGTGGTGGAGGTCTACGACCTGGCGGCGGGTGAGTTCAAGGTTTGGAGCCCGGACTGGAAGGAAGACGGATGGCTCTACGACGGGGTGCCGCTGGAGGCTGGTGAGGACGGCGAGCTGCAGAAGTTCAAGGGCATCCCCTTCAAGACGGCCTCGGGCGCCGTGAAGGTGCCGCTGGTCCCGCTCTACATGAGCACGGAGCCTGACGAGCCGCTGGCTGGGTACTCAGCACTGCGCCGGGTGTACGACCAGGTGGCTGAGACCAACATCATCCGCACCTTCCAGGCGAACGGGGTGCGCAAGGCGGCGCGGCAGTGGATGGTGGAGAAGGGCGTGCTCGACCCGGAGAGCATGGCGAAGATTGCGCAGGGCCGCGACGGCGAGTTCATCGAGGTGGAGCTGTCTGTCGGGCAGACATTGGCTGGCTCGATTGCGCCCATTCCGCACGTGCCGGTGCCCGTCGAGCTTGAGCGGTACTTGCAGGAGGTCGACGCAGACTTCGGCCGTGGAAGCGTACTTGCGCCGTTCACGCGGGGCGAGGCGACGCGGGCCTCGGCGACCGAGGTGCAGGCGCTGGCGGCCTACAGCGCGTCCGAGATTGGGCGCATGGCGCGGGCGCGCGATGCCTGCATCACGGCGACGGCGCACACCTACCTCGTGATGCTGGCGGTTCTGATGGGGGACACGAGCGACCTTATCCGCCTGGGTGGCAAGCTCTACGAGCTTCAAGCGGCCGACCTGCTCGGCGACTTCCAAGTGTTCGCGCACGACCTTGGCACGACGCCGATGTCGACGGCGGTGAAGAAGCAGGAGCTGCTGACGCTGCTGCCGCTGCTCGAGAAGCTGGGCGTGGCGCCCCCTGCGCTGCTCAACATGGTGGTGCGGGCGCCTCCGGGGTCATCATGTCCGCCGGCAGGTCGAAGGCCCGCACCACCATGTTGAGCAGCGCAGGGGGCGCCACGCCCAGCTTCTCGAGCAGCGGCAGCAGCGTCAGCAGCTCCTGCTTCTTCACCGCCGTCGACATCGGCGTC